GGCGCCGTCGTATAACGTTAGGGATACGACGGCGCGATACGGGCTTATCGGGGACAGCAGGCTGAATCCATTCCCCCGAACCGCACGTTCCCGTGCTGGAAAAGACTGAAAGTTCTCATAATACCGGCACATGGCTTTACGCTTCTGATGTATCCCGCGTATGGGTCTTCTGCGGAGTCCGAAGGCGGTGGTCAGCCGCCTTCAGACTCGGAAAGAAGACGTCAGCGCGCGGGATGCCCAAACCTATTCCTTGAACTTTCCCGGTGTGCTCCGGTAACGGGTGCGGGACAGACGGCACATGACTTTAATTTCCCGATACATTACAGGCGCAGCCAGAATCAAGGTGGGATTAACCGGCTGTTAGACCGGTTAATTCCTATATGGATTCTGGTTATAAGCCTGTAACGTTGAATAACCTGTCGGTTCACCCGTTCTGCCGTGTGCCCGGCATGCCCTATAATGATGCCACCAGCGTGTTGTACACCGCCCGGCTCGTCAACAGGGCGTTACGCATGCATCCTATGGTCAGGTAGCCCGGAATGATTCCCGGGGACTTGTCCCGGTTCGCCTTCACGTTGCGTCCTTTGCCCCGGACAATGCAGCCGTCCTGCCCGGTACTGACATATCCCAGACCGCCTACCTTCCGCTTGCCCGTACTTACGGCCCGGAGGCAGTCCATCACGAACTTGTTCAGTTCGTCAAGGTCCCTGCGGACATTGCATACCGGAAGTACCTGGGTCGCCCAGCTGAACTCCCCGTTGCCCTTATACAGGTAGCGGTTGACGGCATTTACCGCTTTTGCCAGAGTCGTGCGGGGATTACGGACCGTGCGATACTCAATCTCTTTCTGGAAGGTCTTGATACGGCTTGCCGAAGGGGAGATCATGTCCCCCTTGATGCTGAACCCGAGAAACTTAAACCAGCGGTCGGACATCAGGTATTCCACCTTCTTCGGGTTGAGCTTCATGCTTTTCTCGCCGAGCCTTTGTTCCAGCACTTGCATTGCTTTCCCGTAGTCTTTCCCGATGAACAACATGTCATCCGAGTATCGGACGTAGTAGCCTGTCATTCCTGAGAGTTCCTCGTCGAGATCATGGAGCAGCACGTCGGCCAGCCAGCTTGCCACGGGACAGCCCTGTTTGAGGGACTGGTACTTGGCTTGAAGGCGGTTGTCTTCATCGAAGTAAAGATCGTTGTGGTAGTACTTCCTGAGCACGTCAATTAAGGAGGAGCGTCCGTGTCTGGCCTCGACCTTGTCGAACGCCTCGTCAATGTACCGTATCGGCACACTATCGAAATATTTGCTCAGATCCGACTTCCAGCCCAGAATGCCGCCGCCTCTCGTTTCCGCTATCCGGCGGCTGGCCTCGGTGACTACGCTGCCACAGCCGATACCGCTCTGGTAGGACTTGCACGAGGGGTGTACCATATCCGGCATGAGTTCAAAGAGCAGGTCGTTGGCAATGCCCAGCACTACCCGGTCGACGGGCTCGTTGATGTATACCGTACGGAACTCGCCGTTCTCCTTCGGTATCTGTGCGGTATGCGGGGGAGCGATTTCGTACTTCCCCCGTATCATGGCATCGGCCATGGCCATACGGGTATGCTCGTCGGTCAGCCGGATAAGCTGGTCTTTCCGGATGTCTTTCAGCACGCCTTTCTCAATGGCCTTTTTCCACCGGCCGATGTCGAAGAACATCTGTAATATCTTGTCTGACATGGTTCGTATGTTTTTTGTTATTTTTCCTGACAATACCGTTCAAAGTGTTGGAGGTTATAACTTTCTGTCTGCAGGTTCTCCCAGCAGTCCCGGATAAACTCCTCCCGTACCTCAGCTTTTGCCTGCGGGAATTCTTCCTCCAGCACTCTTCGGGCAAATTCTTTCCAGTCCCCGTTTTCTGCCAGTTCCTCGCGGATTTCAGGCAACAGCCGTTCGTATTCTTCTACCGTTTCGCACAAGGACAGCAGGTCGTCATTTGAGAGGAACTCTTCCGCGTCGTGGATTTTTCCGGTCTCGTCGGTAGGGATGAGGATTTTTCCTTCCGCAGTCAGCTCTACCGATACGGCACTGCTGCAGGCTGCAAAACCGTACTTGTCGTATATGGTCACCGAACAGGGATAGAATCCCTTCCTGTCCAGCAGGTCACCGGCCGGATCACCCGTCGGAAGGATGAAGCGGACTTTCCGCCCGTATTTTTGCCCAAGGTATTCCTTGAGCAGGCACATAAGTTTTTCACGGGTAGCGGCCATATATTCTTTGCCGGCGTCTTTTTCCTTGACAAGTTCCGGCAGGATGTCGTCCGGCATGGGAATGCCGGTATCCGATATGCCGTTTTCTTGCGTTTTACTCGGTTCTTTTTTCATTTTCAATTGTCTTTATCTGTGTATATCGTATCATTTTCCTGTCTCACCCCCTTTCTACAAATGCGGTGAGGCCTTCTTGCGGGAGAAGGAACTCCTTTTCCTGTTCACAGTAATAATAAATACCTTCGTCGATCCTTTCTGCGGCCTTTGAAACGGGCGCGCCGCTCCTGCGTCCGATGAGCTTCCTCTGCAATGCGGTGACCGATACGGCTGTTTCCATTTCCTGTTCCGTCCCCCGGAACAGTGTCAGCTTCCTTATGGGGTACTCCTTTCCCTGCCACTCAATGACGTCGAGCAGGCTTCCCTCTTCGGGATATACCCTGCAGAATGCAGCGTGCACGCTTGCCGACGCCCTGCTGCAGAACAGGCATATCTGTTCTCCCAGGCCCAGATTGCCGTTCCTGATTATCACTTCGAGCAGGTCCGTACCTGCCCCGTTGTCCGCCGCTTGTGTGAGTGCCTCCCAGTATCCCCTGCCGAAGTGGCTTACGAAGGGCACGAGCTGCGAGGCCCTGACCGTCTTTTCCGACCCGTATCCCGATTGCAGCGCCTCTATTCCGGCGGATACCAGCTGTACCCTTGTGTCGCCCTGTACGGGAGGATATACGGGGCAGCACACCTGCATGGTTTCCATCAGGTTTTCGCTTTCGTTGTACCAGCGTACCTGTTCCCCGAATCTTATGAAATCATATCTGTCCATTTTTCTTTGTTTTCATTGTCCTGTTGTTTACAATTCTTCCGGTTCTCCATCGTTGATACTCCGGTAGAAACGGTCCCCGTCCGCCCATTTCTTGGCGGCGATAGCCAGTTCGAACGCTTCCTCTATGGAAAGTCCGTCGGCAGGCATGGAAAGCAGCATTTCCCCCATGCATACGTCGCTGTCCCGGTATTCTTCCTTTAGCTTTTCGAGTGTCATCTTGCCTTTGCCATCTTGTTTCTTCTCATGTTCTTCCTCCCAGTAACCGTAATCTGAACTGTCACCGGGGTGGGCGCCGAAGGAATGTCCTTCCAGGGAGTAGGCATCGAGCGTGTCAAACAGCGATTCCAGCAGCCCGGCTGCCTCGTCACTGTCCCACCATTCAGCATCCTTGTCATCCATGGCATGGGCGGGGACGGCATTCATCATCTGCACGTACTCCGGTGTGTCGCGGATAACATCCATGAACGCCGGAATCAGGTCTTGTGGGCGCATCGTGCCATGGGAGACGCTCTCTCCCGGATTGGCATGAATACGGTTTTGTGTCCTCTCGTCTATGAACATGCCCTTTTAGATGAATGGAAGTCCGGTATCCTGTAACATGGGGGCCAGCATCCGGCACATTTCGTAAGAAGCCTCATTGCGCCCGTCGATACGGTGCGGGTCACGCTCCGCCATGGCGAGAATACCGGCTTTTACAGTTCGGAAGAATGTCTGTTCCAGTGTCTTGTGGAAATAAGGAAGAGCCTGGGCGAAACGTTCGGACTTGAATCCCAAATCGTTCATGGCGTATTCCAGCTGTTTGGCCGCCTTGTACTCGCGGCTGTTCTCCAGGCTTTCCGGAATATCACCGAACTGTGCGGCCCAGAGCTGGCGTTCCAGTTCGATGACGGCCACCGAAAGCAACAGCTTGATGGCTTCCGGGTTGCCGATACCGTGTTTCTGCCCGTCAGCGGTATGGAACTCGATCAGGTTTACACTGTCATTCTCTTGTAATTCTTTGTAGCATGCGAGGGTCTCGCTGAGCGCTTTTGCTTTCTCTTTATCCATAATTTTATCTGATTTGATTGTTGTTGCACACAAGTACGTCCCCGACGATGAAGTCTTTCGACGCCGGGTGATGGGCACGGAATATCCTGCTCGCTTCAAGATTGAGGGACAGAGGGATAAGTTTGCCTTCCTCGTTGACGACCATTGTCGTGTTCCCGTCCAGTTCCACCAGTTCGATGTAACCGCCGACAATCGCCTGCATCTCCTCCAGCGTGAAGTCTGAGCCATTGGCAGGCTGCACGGGTTGGCGTGTTCCGTCCGTTTTGATGATTTCTGTCATGGCTGCTTTGAAATTTTAAGATTCATGACCGCCAGTATATCCAAAATCTGTTGCAAAGGGAATTTTTCAGTCCAGAATCGCTCGTCGGTATGTTTGCCGTACGCCCGGTATCTGGCTTCCCCATTTGCAAATACCGCCAAGATATGGCTGTCCAGCACATTGTCCGGCGGAACCAACCTTTCCAGTTCCGTTTCGGTCAGTTCCACGAAGCACCAGTTATTGTCTTCCGGCAAGTCCTCGCTGCCTAGTATCCCGTCCTCGTCCGGCTGGTAAAAACCAACCGATATGTCATAAAAGTTCAAAGACTGGAAACTGATGTCATCCTTGAATGACTTGACGGCTTCCAGCCTGACGGACTGTGTCTGTCTCCACTCTTTTGACAAGTACACGATTGCAAAGTCGCAGCAATCCCATGCACTGTCAGTTCCTGCCTTGAGCAGGAGGTATGGGGTAGGTTCATTTGAGATTTTCATCGTGTTTCCCTCCTTTTATGCCACGCGTGATACCGTTTCACGGTGCGCAGCAGGTTAATGATATGGCTGAAAAGCTCGCGTGAATAGATGCGGTAATAGAACACGGCCGAATACTCACGCACGTTGCCGTGAAAGTCCACATAGGAACGGTCCGGAGCGAAGTCGAACAATTCGCCCTGGACTTCCAGCGTGTATTTGTTCTGCCGCAGCCAGTCGAAGAACTCGAAGATGTCCTTCTTTTGGGAGTAGAAAGTGCAGTATTCGTAGCGGTTCCCGCGCAGGTTCCGTAGCAATGCCGCCATCTCGTCCCGTTCCCGGCGGTTGTCGAACTCGGATCCCGTCCGAGTGGCGAGGCTTTTCAAGAAATACCTCTTGCCATCATGTTCGAAATGGTACGGTATGTAGGTGACCGCCTTCCGGTACCAGCTGACATACTGGACGGAAGGAACGTCCTTGACGAGAGCGGGATGCAGGTTCACTTTCTCCATGTGTTCCCGGATCTGGCGGTAGATTTCCGCATTGGAAAGACGTATGGGACGTTCCGCCCGGAAATACCTGCCGTCCGACTCGAAACAGAGCGCGTACAGGTTTCGGTAATACGGTTCCCCGACAAAGAACCAATCGCTCTGCATGCGGGCCGGAGGCAGGCATTCCAGCAGTTCGTAATAACGTTCCTCCGTAATTTCATGGAAGGGCTTGCAAAGTGCCCGGGTATAACGCTTCACAAGCAGTGTCATGCGTACCGGTGATACAGCGACCAGGTACGGGTTCTTCTCCCTTTCGCGCAGTGCTTCCAGCGTATCGCCGCCGTAGTCGCTGTGCATGTCATCCGACATCGACGTGAGGCATGTCCCGTCGAAATAACGTGAATCTATGATGTATTTCATGATGCCGGTATGTTAGAAGTCGATACGCAATACGTGCCGTGCGGCGGATTCTGCCGCCAGTGTCAGTTGCCGCTGCCATGCCTGGTGGCTCGGCGCCCATTTGAATGCGGTCTTTTTCAACAGTGTCCGGGTCTGCTCGTCCGGTTTCCCGTCGAAAAGTATCTGCAGTCGGTTCTCCCCGTAATTCCATACCAGTCTGCCGCCGTCAAACGGTATTTCACGGTTCTCACGACCGGCCTGTTCCTGCTGTTTCTCCCGCACCTTGCGGGCGATCTCGGGGTATTTGAAGATGGAATGACGCTCCGTGACGACGGGTTTCCCGCCCTTGCCGTTCCACTCGCGGAGGCGGGCGACGGCACGGTCGATTATTTCGACATTGCCATGGTTGGCATATGTGGAGAGCCGTCCGGCAAGATTGCTGACGAAAAGGGAGCGGCTATAACCGCGTGATGTGCCCGTATCAATGCCACGGATGGCGGAGGCCGTGTCGTCGATGTCAGCTTTGACCCTCTGCCATTCCTCTTCGACACGCTGTTCTTCGGGCTTGGCGGCTTCGAGGGCCTTGCGTATCGCTTCGAGGGCACGTTCGCGCCACTTTCTGAATGCCGTAACGCTCTTGTTGTGGCTGTTGCAGGCCTTTTCGTTACGGGCGGTGTTGAATCTAGCAGGTCCCGTGATCATCGCGCTGGCACAGCGGCTGTTGGCGACAATCATTGCCGAGAAATAGCGTTTGTAGTTTTCCATGTAACGTTCCCGCTGCTGTTCGGGCATAGACTGCAAATCCTCGTGCAGTTCCTTTTCGTGCGAGGCGATGTCCGTTTCGCCCCGCTCTTCGGGTGAGAACGAGGTGAGGTTATAGGAGTCGCACGCCCGGCGGAAGTATTCTTCCAGATAACCCGGATGCGCCACTTCCACAACCTCCCAGTCCTTGAAATTCGCCGGGGCGAGGATTTCTTCCCCGCCCGGATTCCCGACAAGGTGGGAATAGCTGTAATACCCGTATCTCTTTCCCCTGAAAAGAAACGCCACCGGCTCGCTTTCCGGAGCATCCACACGCCGCACCATGGTCACACGGTGGGCATTTTCCTTTGTCAATAATGTTGTTTCCATACCTTTCTTCTTGATTATTTGATTGTTTCCGATTTTTATTGTTGCTTTATCCGGGCAGCATGGCCCATTACGGAGGCGAACCCCACCTCGATACCTATCAGATATCCGCCCTCAATGGTCGATTCCAAATCCGCCTCGCTTTCGATCAGGGATTCCGAATCATCAGCATAAAGCCTATACAGGGCAAAGACATCCGCCTCCCATAGCTTCCGGGCATTTTCCGCCGGTACAAGCAGCCACACGAAACCGTCTTCACGGGTTACCTTGACGGCGGCTTCACCATAGCGCAGGGTCCGCCGTTCCCTGATGTCCAGTGCCGCCGTCCACACGATATACATCAGAGCGTCGTGGCGGCTTTTAACATCGGGGGAATCGCACAGGCGGCTGGCCGCGTTTTTGAGGGTCCGGAAAGAGTCCGCCATGAACTGCTCCACGACATACGGCTTCCCGGCAATGGCGGAACAGGCTTCGTCCGCCCTACCTGATTCCGGCACGGCCTGAATATCCTCCTCTTCAAGGAAGATTTCACGGTGCAGGCAGTCCATGTAGTAATATGATTTCATTCCGGTTGTTCTTTAGGGGTGAAAATGATTCTCGTATGTCCGTCATAACCGAACTTGACCTGCAGCCCAAAGGCTTCGGCATCGCTCGATATGGCACAGATATCCCAGATACTGAGTTCCGCACCACAGGTTATGACAGTATTGTCTTCTGAAATCTGCGGTGACTTGTCTTTCAATGCGGCTCCGCCGCAGATACCGCGCAGGATTACACCACGCCGGTGGGTGGATAAGTTGTTTGTTCCCATGGTTCTCCTGTTTGTAAAAGCATAGGGGCATTCCGCCCCCATGGTTGTTATTAATTCATATTATTTTGTACTGACTGTCTGTGGCGCCTGTTCCACAAGGGTGTACCGAAGTGCCGGTTTCCCGTTTCGGAATATGGTAAACGAGTTGCCTTGTACCTGCACGTCCTTTGCTTTTGGCCACCAGAGCCACGAGAGTTTTCCACCGCTGAGGAAAGCCACGGCATTGCCCTGTACTTTGCCGACTTCACGTACGCCCATATCCTCGTTGCCTCCGGACAGCCTGACGCAGTGCCAGTTGGAACCGAGTTCCATTTTTCTTTTTACATCTGCTAATGTTCTCATGTGATTATGTCTTGTTTTGATTATTGCATTATACCGCATGTATCCGGCATTTCCGGTTGCAACTTCTGAGATTGTCGGCATATGGCACCGGGTATGACCTATTCATCCAGTCAGGAAACCCTTCACGGAAGCAGTGTTCCGGAGTCGGGTATTCTTTGCGCAAACGTTTCCTGTGGCGTCTTTTTGTCCTGTTTTCGACGGCATGGGGAACTTTGGGTATCCGTGGCGTATGCCATTTCCCGCCGGAATAAGTTGCGACATATTCCTGTTGCGGTTCGTCATTCTTGTAGCTGCACACCATGACAGCCGGTTTTTCGCTGAGTATCCCGGCATCAGCAAGCCCGCTGAGTGTACCTTTGGCAGCCTTGAAATTTACAAAGCAGCCCAGACTCATGGTACGGTCTGTGGAGAATATCTCTACCATGTTGAAATATATTATAAGTTATCTGTTTTTCGGTGTTTCCTTTTACCTCACGTTCCAAACTGGGGATAACAGCGGGACGTAGCTCACCCAGTGAAGGGTGATTTGAAGGCAGCCCTGCTGCACTACGTCAACCGTGTTATGTCGGGGGTGGGAACGGCATCTCACGACGCAAAGAAGTAAATTGTGGAAGTTAAATTGGAAGTGTGGGTGTACGGGAATCGAACCCGTTTTCAGCCAAGACCTGAAGCACCCGTGAATTTAATCCGGCATCTCCCTGTAAAACGGGAGTTATGCTGGTGGCGGCATTTTGACCGCAAGTGTTTGCCCGGATGTGCCACGCTGTATAACAATGGCGGTGATACGGCAAATAGCAACATCTTTACTCTCACAAACCACTTTGTTGCAGGATATGCCATTGGCATACAGTGATATGTAGACAGTTGGACGGAAAAAGCCCGCAAAGTCGGCACACTGCCATACAATGCGGGCATGTTACCTGCAATTCACCGGAAATTCCAATGAATCAGGCGGCAGTTTTCATATCAGTGGCAGGTTGTTGTCCTGCCGCCTGTTCAGAAACAGCTCCAGCGGTTGTTTCAGCGGTTACTTCAGCAGGCTGTTCTTGGGACTGTCCGGCAGCCGGTTGTTCGGTTGCTTTGTTTCTGCTTGCGTTTCTGCCTTTTCCTTTGCTTTTGGCGCCCGCCTGTTCCGCCACGATTCCGGCAGTCGTTTCTACGGTCACTGCTGCCGGGACTTCGGCAGGTTGTGATACCGGTTGTTCCGCTTCTCTTGGCAGCGCCACACGGAAACCAAGCGCATCAAAGGACGCTTTTGCGGCGGCGTGGATGGCTTTCTTGTAGTCACGTGCCGTACGTTCAAAGTCCTTTTTGGTCGGTACAAGACCGATTTTTGCCCATACAGACTCCTCCAAGTCGAAGCGTTTCACCGTTTCACCCTTTTCGGTGCGGAAGATGACGGCACACGGAGTTGTGGCACGGAGTTTCGAGCGGATACCGTCGTTCGCCTCACGCAATTTGATTTCTTCGGCTTTGACAGCCCAGAAAGTCATCACCACATTTTTCCACACACGGAAAATTTCATCCTGCGTCTTGTCTTTCGGTTCATAATCCGCACCGAAGAACTGTTGGGCGGTTTCTTTTTCATTGCCGTCACGGTCTGTACTTTTGTACACAAGGATCACACCTTTCAACCCGTTCACCAAATTTACAAACTCTTCTGAATTTAATCTGCTTGTTGCCATAATGATAAAGTATTAGTTACTACGCAAAAGTGCGTATTGCGAGCACTTCCGGAATCGAACCGGAAATCTCACATTGCTGCGAAATGTGGCAGCCATTGCCACGTGCCCATAACCCGCCCATGTATTTCACCCTACATGCGCGGGTTTTAATTCATTTCCGCAACTTTCTTAACGTACCCTATAGTTTGCTCGCAAAAAATACTATATTTGCAATGTTAAATGACAAATACCTGTAACTTCGCATCATGGCAAACGCTCGCTTACTCCAATTTCGACAAGACGTTTCTTTGGCACGTCCCGGATCTTTCCCAATCCGGCAGCTAACTGTAAGGTGAGGCATTTAGGCGTTACTCCCGAGCCGGGTATTGGGTATAACATTGGCATATACATTTACCGGCGTCCTCTATGCGGATAGTTTTTACCGCTATCGTGCATTTTATTCCGAGCGCACTGGGCGCAATTATGGCATTATTCTTACACGTCCTTTTTCATACAACTTGCACTCCCAAATTTGCGTGCTTTGTGTATGCGGTCTAAAAACACGTTTTTAGCCGTTCCAACTTGCTACATTGGTTTGTAGTCTTGCTCGGTGTGGTTATTTAACACCCTATTTAATCGCTCCAAAGCGAACAAGCGAATTTTTGATTTTCCAAGCCTCAAAAATAGGTTTCCCACAAAAAAGGCTTTTTGTTTCTCGCTCTTGGCGGTCTTTGTTTTTCTGTTTTTTAAATCTGTTTTTTAATTATCTATTTTTTTTCTTTTTTTCTCCGTACTTGTTTGCCGTTTGTTTGGCTTTCGAGTACATGACTATTATAAAACTGTTTTTCAGAACTGCAAAACTTTTTGAGAAAAAAAATTTTGTTACGTTCCAAAAACAGCCTTTTTGCAAATATGGAACGCACGCGCGAGAAGCCTATTTATAAACAATTGAATATCAATAAAATAGTCAAATTGATTTTCAATGAAAAAAATTTTTTCCTTTGCAAAAATCAAAAAAGCCCCGTTTCAATGCGTATATAAAATCAAAACATTCGTTATTGATTGATTATCAGATTATTAAATATTTAAAATGGATAAAATAGGACTGAAAAGTTTTTTTTTACTTTCAATTTGTAAGCATAAATAAGAAAAAAGTCGGTTTTATGCTTACTTTATATAAAAGTAAAACAAATAACTTATTATAAATCAATATAGTAACAATTTTAAAAAGAAACGGGTGGGTGTACTCCAAGGTGCGGATTCGATTTCTATCCTCGGGGCATTTTTCCAAATCCCGTTTTCTAAAACGACCCAATATGGGGCCATGTCATAAAATTGTAAGTAGACGTCAAAAAATATATAGTAACGGGACATGGACTTGCAGCGGATTTAAATACAACCATAACTGTTATTCAGGTATTTATAAGACATGCCAAGCCACAGATACAAATACTTCCGGTTTTCATGGATATACAGACTTTCAGAAGACTTTCGTTTCTTGCGGGTAAGGCCGGTTTTGGGGAATATCGGAAATGGAGGCATAAATATATAGTGCCAAAGTACTCCGGCTCTTGGTGTATATTCTTAATTGTACCGATAAGAAACGGCTTGTTGAATCCTGTAAAACAGCATGTTAAAAAGGGATTCCCATCGGTAAGGATTACAATGTAACAGCCTATTTATTAACCATATAGAATATATACAGTAATGCATGTGTATGAGTTTTGACTTTTTTGTATGTTTTTTGTGTTTTTGTATAAGAATCTTGATAATTGGTATTTAAACGCCTGTCTTTTTTGATGGATTTGTGTATATTTGCCATAATTTTTCTCTTATGTATAAAATATGGCTTTTGAATGTTACAGGAAGGAAGCGAAGAAAAGGATGAATAATGAAACCATATCGTAGAAAGGATATCAGGAATATTCCGGGCAAACTCTGCATAAGCAAGGGGGTGGTCGTGTTCAATGAGGCAACATTGGAGACGGGGCTTGTGGGGGATGTTTCCGGCGAGTGTATTTCAGTCCCGGTCAGGGTGACAGCGGACAGACAGCTTCTTACGGACGATGTCGTAATGCCCCTGAAAGATTGCCGGGAAGCGGATATGGAACAGAAGATTGCGGTACAGCGTCTGTTGAACAAACGGCATCTGGTATGGGACAGGCGCAAAGGCGCATTGTCGGAATCCATGTACATACCCAAAGACGGGCAGCAGGTGAAAGTGAGTCTTTTGGACGGGCATGTCATATTGGGGGCGTTCAAGGAGATCGACAGGAAAGGAAATCTTGTGCTGTATTGCCTGATGGAGGAGGACGGTACCCTGCGTCATTCGCTGCATGAGGAAATCGGCGTTGCGGAGAATTGGCAGATTACCCCGATAGGAACCAGTGCCCGCAGCCGGTTTGCCGATGCGCTGCACCGGGAAGGGATTGTGTGGAATGGACGGCTGAAACGCCTTGAACCGCTGGAAATACGTATTAACCGTGGCGGGAAATACTATTACCTGAATGATGTCCTGGAAATTTGTGAATGCAGGGACAGCAGCCGGCCGTCAGACAGAAAGCGCCTGGAATGCGGCAACTATTTCAGGGAGCGTAAGGATGCCGAACTGGTGTGTGACTGTGTGCGTTCCATCGTCAAGCTGAACCGGGGCAAGGATGTCAGGCGATAAGCACGACAGCAGGGGTAGAATATTATTTTATCGTTCTCTCCTTTAGGAATCTGAAGGGGGAGCAGCCCTTTCTTTTTTTGGTTCTTTCCCTTATAAAAACAAAAACAGACGGCGATGCCGTCTGACATCCATTTGTTTCTTTTTTGGTATCTTTTTTCTTTGCTCCAAAGAAAAAAGTACATCTACCATCTTCTTCTTGTATAATACTGCTTATAGTATTGTTGCTACATTTGTAACACCCCTCGTCTCAGTCATCCGGTACATTTGTATCATCTTCAAGGTAAAAAAACGGGGCGTCCGGGGCTTCTCTCCCTGGCGCCATATTTTGTTTCAAATTGACATCTGTTGTTTGTCGCATATGGATACGGACATAAAAAAACAGACGGCAATGCAATGATACCGTCTGTTATTCTTCCATGTGCCTCTTTTCAGGGCGGACATGTTCCGTGCTTTTGTCCGTTCTCCTTCCAGCGGTAAACCTCCTTGTCAGAGACGGACATCACAGTTCTTTTTTCCACATCAAACACCTGCCGGCAGAATGCCTTGGTACAAAAGGATGTTTTCAGTTCCGCCAGTATTTTCACGAGTCTGTCATAAGCGCACATATCCCAGAGATAGTCATACATTCCGCCAAGCGGAACCCGTTTAAGCAACCCCATGCATGTTGCCTTCTTCACGCATTTATCAAAAAGGCGCGAACCGATCTCCATACTCTCCATATGATATCGTTTGCTACGCAAAGTATCATATCCCTTCTCCCGCAGACGTGTGCGGTCCGCCATGTACATCATGAATATGACCTCTTCCGGTGAAAACGCTCCCAGCAGTCCGCTGAAGCATTTCAGAAACGGTATCACGGCCGTTTTTTTTTCATTATTCCCTTTCATGGCGCGCTATTTCCCGGACACGTCCGTTTGTGAATTTCCCGTTTCATCATCCCTTATTGCGGGATTGACATAGAAGTGGCATATTTTGCCGTTTCGCATCGGTTTATACACGGAGTAACCCAGTTTCCTGGCATAACGTCCCACGGAAACCCGGTTGGCGAACTTGCCGGTATGTTCCCTCAGGTGTGCCGCCATCTCTTCGACGGTCATTCTGCTTTTTAATTCCATATCATTGCTTTTATTTGGTTTCATGGTAAGGATAGCCATGACTGGTGCAAATTGTTTTCAATTGATATGAATTGATAAAAGACGGCTCCATGAAATCGGCGCGGAGGAATTAACGGGTTATATCTTTGCATCATTCACGGAGCCGTCTCCTGACTATTTCTCCATCAGCTGGCAGGTCTCCCGTATCGTACCGGCATTCCGTTCGTCCAGCCCCACTCCCCGGCCTCGTTCCAGGAGAGTGATTGGCTGGATTTCAGGTTCTCCTTTGTGATGGTGTGTATGACGGTTTTCCTACCGTAGGTTTGAATCCGACGGAGTGCAGCCCGTATAAGCCGTCCCGGAAAAATGTACATCTTCCGGCGTACCAAGACACGGGGTGCGGCATTGCTGCCGGCATAGCGGACAGCGGCATTCCACCGGAGTCCTTCCTGTCTTGCGGATTATCCGCTGTAATGCTGTCTCCATCGTTATGCACCCGGTAAATGGTATTCCGGATTCTTTTTCCGCCATAACTCTATGATGCATTCACGGCCAGCCTGCGTCCAACGTTTTGTCGAACCGAAGGTATATACCTTTCCCCGGCTGTTCTCCCATGTGTAGGGGACATCACATTGCCATGCCCGGCAGGAGGGGAAGACCACCCACTGCCGTTTTTCGTACTTGCAGATTCCTTCCTCGGCAAGAAACTGATGCAGCTGTCGCGGGGAGATACCGAGCTCGTCGGCGATACGTGTACTCTTGAACCACTCCCTGTTCTCGATGAACTCCTCGTAGAAGACAATTTTGGGCATGGAGTCGCGCACCACTTTCCGTAGTTCCCGGATCAGTTCCTTTGCCCCCTCCATGTCTTGTGGCATAGGACAATCCAGACAAGGCATATTGGGTGGCGCCGGCTTCGGATGTTCACGAATGGCGGGCGTCGGGCGTCTCATGGACAGTTTTTCAATAGCTTCACCACACCATTCCGCCAGGGACAGGTCTTCCGGTGCGACCCACCGGGCCAACGGTATGACAAGGGGGGATTCCAGCCAGGTCGCTCCATGCCCACGTCCACGCGTGGTGAAGATTTGCGACTCATACTTTCCGGTACGTCCGTTACCCGCCAACTCCCTGCGGAGCATATCTGTAGAGGCAATGCGGAGCCACTCGGATGGTATCTTCCCGAAATGCATCGTGATCTGTGTGGCGTTGATCATCAGTTTGTCGCCGATGCGCCGGAATGTGACAGGAAACCCTTCCTTGAAATGAAGGATTATGTCATTCCGGGCTGCGGCGTGCCGATCATCAGACTCCTGTTCCAGAAGTTGGTTGCCCCATGCCTCCAATTCGTCGAGTATGTCGCGGGGTATAATAGTCTCCTTGCACACCATACGCAAAAGCCTGCGCATATCAACGGGCCGGAAACTCCACTGCTCCCGTCCGTTCTTCCGGAAACTGATCCTCAATGCCGTCGGGCAGATGCGGGCGATAGCCCCGTCTTCAAGCAGCTCGCTACGTTTAAGTATGTTACATACGTCCATGGCACAGATGTGCAGATGGCCGCTGTGGTCTCGGGAAACCCGTATGTTCCAGTCCCGAAACGGAATGTTCCTATTCTCTCTCATTGTCATTTCCTCCTTTCTTCCTGTTGTCAGATTTATGTTTATTTTCAAGCAAGGCCCGCTTGTGGGCCATTTTGCGTACCGGATAGTATGTACGTTTTTCACCGCAAAGGGCATCATAATCCTTCAGCATCAGCGTGCCAAGGTCGGACAGTTCGATCTCGACATCCGGATGCAGATGTCTGAAATAGAGCCCTCCGCTGCATACGTACTTGCCCGTGCAACAAAATGAAATGGCCTGCAAGTTGCCTTTTGTCAGTTCCGCCGCACTATGCAACGAGCGCGTAATGGCGACAAGAACCTGTGCCCCGTTGAAAATGAGCACCATTTTCGGCCGTTTAAATGTACTACGTCTCATGTTGTCCTAATATTTGCGTTAATTCCTCCTTTGTAAATCTAAGGCAGGCAGTCTGTACCAGCCAAGTGTCTGAAACGGTAAATCCACCGGACAGCAATTCGGACATGCGCTCCAGAAGGTAGGCACCGAATGCAGGATCGATGTAAACGACAAATAATAGAGCCAGACATTCATCAATTAACAGATGTCCCGACGCCTCGTCACGGATAATCATATTCTCCTTGTCTATTCCGTAAACATCCGTCAGCGCTGTTATCCAATGATGGAAAGAGGCGCGGAAGTCACGGACGTTGTGCCGGCATGCGTCTCCTCGGACCCGGATAAAATGTGTTGCGTCGAAATAGACCGGTCCGTCCTCCTGTGACGTTCCAAAAAGCAAATCGGGGAATTCCCTGTACCGGACTGTCCGGCAGGAAATCTTTTCTTCTTTCATGTTCTTTTTTCCTTTGTTTTCAATTTTGTATTCAACATTGTGCAAATATATATCTTTTTATGGTGAAATATCACAAAAAAACAAGACTGTTTTTTTTGTTTTTATTCAATTAATTGTCGTTGATAATAAGCAGTTTACATAAAATTTAAATCGAAATATCTATATATTTGGTTGTGTTATTTCGTTTTGCAAATCAAGCATTAAGAAGCTTGTTTTTCATATACTTTTTTTTGTACAAAACTTCTCTCCTGCCTGCGCTCTACTCTTTAGGTAAAAAAGCAAAAAAATATGGTGACATCGGACAATTCATTCAACGGGGAGCTTTTGGAGAGCATATTCAGGACCTCCAAGAAAACCATTCAGGAGTATGTCCGCGAAATCGAACGCAACAACCGCTACCGTTCATGCCGCCAGGATATAAGTTCAGGATACATCCTTGATGACCGTGCCAGGCTCATTGACTTATACGAGGCCTGCCTGCAACAGGATGCGCATATACGGTCGGTGGTCGAGACTTTGGAGAGTCAGATACTTGGTGACCGTTATATGCTTGCGCATGTGAACGGGAAAGGGAAATATACCAAAGACGTGGTGAACTCGCAAAAGATACAGGGCTCGCAATTTGACAAGATAATCAAGGGTATCGTGGAAGCCAAGCTTTACGGGTATACTTTACTCGAAATCATGCCGTATGTTGATTCCGGAACAGGCAGGCTGGCGGAAGTCAACATCATCGAACGGCGCAATGTACTGCCGGACCAGAGAGTCGTATTGAAAAGGCAGGGGCTATGGGAGCCGCATTGGGATTTGCGCAATCCGGCCTACCACCGTTGTTATGTGCTGGTGACGTCGGGGGACCTTGGGCTTTTTTCTGCCACAACGCCATTGATACTCGCCAAAAAGTTCACGGTGGCCAATTATGTTAACTTCTCCCACACCTACGGACAACCGATCATTCATGGAAAGACGGTCAGTGAGAGCAATGCCGACCGCAAACGGCTGGCCGGTGAAATAGCCAATGCGGCACAGAACAAGGTCGTGGTCACCGGCATCGAGGATGAGGTGGACATCAAGACCTTCACCATGTCCAATTCGGAAAAGATATATACCGGACTGATTGACTTTGTCAACAAGGAGGTTGCCAACCTTGTGCTCGGCTCCGAGTCCATGGCCGGAGGAATGCAGTCGTATGTGGGTTCGACCAAGGCGCATCAGGACATTTTCCGTGACCGTATCGAGGTTTACCGCAGATATATCGAGAATGTCATGAATGAGGAGATAATCCCCCGGCTGGTAGCCATCGGATATATTCCTGCAGGACTGGAATTCAGGTATTCAAACCGGATAGAGATGAATAACGAGGACCGTATCAGGCTCTATTCGCTCATTACTGAAAAATACGAGGTCGCGGCTGACGAAATCGAGAAGGAGTTCGGAATCAATGTGGGCAGGCAGCTTAATGCCATCCCGGCTATGGGGCTTGAAGCGGATGGCGGCCGGTACATTCCCGGCCATAACGACCGTGGTATCATGTCAGACGAAGAGTATTTCCGGCGTTACGGGCATCCTCGGGGGAGTAAGGTTGAAAATTTTTTGCGGGGAACGGAGTGATGGCCCGGCTTCCGTTCCCAAACGGTGTTCCATATGGAGCTGTCAGGGCGTCCGCTTCTCAGGAATCCGGTACGGAAAAGGAGTACCGTGTCATATTTGAGGCATTCCGCAGGTTCATTCTCCACTACGAAAACAGTGCCGAACGCCTTGATATTATGGAGGATATCATCACTTTGCGTGCTTCTTTCTTGATAGACAGAGCGTTGACAGGTTTACGTATTGACCTGGACCATGCATTGGAGATTCTGAGAAACCATAATGACTTTACGACGGAGAGAGAGCGGCTGCAGCGTGATATTCTCATCGCTGCCATAGACAACCTGGTTGATTTTGCGGCGGCCGAAGAGTATGCGATGTTCAAGGATATGCCTGAAACAGTGGATGAGCGGGATATGGAGGCATACGGAGAGATATGTCACCGGTATAACTTTATTTATGCGGAGAGAGAGAACAGCCAGGTGCTTTTCGCCGCTTCGATGGCGGCATGGTGGCTCACAGTGGATACGGACACGGTGCTGACCTATGTGACGCAGGGAGACGAACGGGTACGGGCGTGGCATCTGTCCCTCGAGGGACTCTCGTACCGTAAGTCGGAATTCCCGCCGGAGTTGATACCGCCCATTGAGTGGGGATGCCGTTGCTATCTGGTAGCGGACGGGTTCGCCGCAGTACGGGCTGCACTGCCCGTTCCGGAAAATTGCAGGAAGAGGATTGATCCTGTCTTCTGGGAGAGCCTGGCCACGGGCGGACGCATTTTTTCCAGGGCACACCGCTATTTCGACATGCCGCTGCCGGAGCACATGACTAAAATTGTAAAACGGATAAAAGAAAAATTTCATGCAAAAGATAACACTCGATGAATTTTGCGCCCATTGGGTGAGGGAAAGGGAAAAGGGAGGCTGGGATCCGTTCCTGCCCAGCCGTCTGGCGGGTAACACGTTTGATTTTGCCACCGAGGCCGGACAGTACAGCCGGCGGCAATTTCTTGCCTCCTTTCCCTCGGGAGGTTTCTGCGGCGGCACATGGACGCCACGTACCTCCCGTTGGGGGCGGAAGTTTACACATCCGGTCATGAATGACACGGGAGCTCTTGCCGCAGGTATCAAGGGAGAAGCGGACAGGACCGATATCAGGGGGCGGCGCAGCGACGGTAGCTGGATATTCCGTAAAGGGGCCCGCTACTCAATATGGACTACCGAGAAGAGCATTCCGGTCAAAGGCAAACGGGGACGTAGCAAGAACCGCTACGGGCATTATGCCGCCGTACACAATACCGACCCGAAATTTGGCCTGTACACTGTGAACCAGCATTCTGCACGGCGTCCCGTACACCGCCAGTTCATCGGTTTCTCCCCGAAGATAGAGGATTACATCGCTGATAACTTTATGGATATGATTTTTAAAGGATTTCCGGGCGTATGATAAAGGACAAGCATTCCGTAAGGCAACCGCATCAACTGGCTCCCGTGCAGGAAAGCCTGCCGGAAGAAGTGTCTGAAAATCCGTTTGTGAACATGTATCAGGCGGTGAAGCGGGCCATACAGACCATAAGGGAGGATCCGGACGATCCGCTCTCACCTCCCTTTTTCAAGACTATAGCCATTGACAACGGACAGTTCGCCCGTATCGTACGTGGGGAAAACACGGAATATGAGACCCTTTTTCCGGCCGTCTTTATCCATTTCGTCAACGTGAGGTACCTGGTGCAACAGCAGAGAATCGGCGAAGGACGCGCCACCATGCGTGTACGCTTCATTCTTAATACGCTCAACAATGGGGACGAGGATAGGGAGTGCGAGTCATTCATCGTATTCCAGAGGCTGAACGTGGCCATTCAGGATGCCAAGAATAGGGAATCCGCCCTTAATGAACGGTGTAACCTGACCTATTTTGACATGCCGACAACCACCAATATGCTCCAGGCGTATTGGGTGGACTATGAGGTATGGTTCCGGGAGTCTTCCGCATGGAAATACAGGGATTGGATAAGACGCTATCTGGTCATGCCGCCTTTCACGCAGCATGGCGATGCGCCGCAGCATGACGGCGGCGGGCACGGATATCACCCTGAACCGGGCTATGATAAGGTGACCGGATTCAGTCGGGCGGTGGAAACAGACGTACATGACGGAAACAAGGATGACATTTCCGGCATTTGATGGTTGGGGCTTTGCACATTCACGATATGGATATCCGAAGGGGTAGCCCGGCACTTAGTCTGTTCAAGTAATGCATGGTCATTTTTCGATTAAATGTCATTATTCCGGAAGGTAAGTCCCGCTGCCATATCCCAATGTCTTATAAAATGATCTTGAAGTTACGTGGAGTGCAGATGGAACAGCCTGTCCGGTACTGTTTTCAACCCATAATCTTGCTTGACGCCTACTCTTCCATAAAAAGAAAAACATGAGTACAGAAGAATTGCAATATGTGGTGGGTGAAGCAAAAACGGGTGAACCTGCCGTTATCCGTTTCTTCGGCCGCGTAACGGAAGAAACCACCTCCCGGTTCAATGACGAGTTCGACTTTCTTGAAAATATTATCCGTCCATCCTGTATCCGAGTGTTAATCAATTCGGAAGGTGGCAGTGTCCTTTACGGCATGTCCACTTATTCCACCATCGCCAATGCCAAAGTGGACACAGAATGTGTCATCGAGGGCGTGGCGGCGTCAATGGCTTCCATTATCTGGGCTGCGGGCAAACGTTCCCTTATGCGGGACTACGCCATTTTAATGATCCATAATCCTATACTGCCGGACAATGACGGGGAAGAGCCTTCGGACATGCTGTTGGCTTTCACCAGGCAGATAGAAACGATTTATCGGAAAAGGTTCGGTTTGACCAAGGAGCATGTGCGCGCCATTATGGACGGGCTGGCCGGCAAGGACGGGACTTATTTTGATGCGCAGGCTGCCGTAAAAGCGGGCATCATTCCATCAGAGAACATTATTCGTACATCGAAGCAGCTCTGTCGCAAAGTACATGACGAGATTGCCGGACTGGCGGACACGGCGGCCATTCAGGAGTTGATGGACCGCGTCAGTGAGGGGAATAAACCTTTTGAGGATATTTTTCCTACTCTTACAGAAACAGAAAACGATATGGCAAACGAAAACAAGACACAAGGTTTTGAGTACGGGGCGATTGCCGCCTCGCTGGGCATGAAGGACGGAGAAGTCAAGGACGTGATGGCCCGTATCTCCGAACTGGCAGCGATGGAACCTAAATACAAAGAGGTGCAGAAAGCCCTGAGTGACGCACAAACGGTCATAGCCGGTAAGGATGCTGCAATCCGGAACTTGCAGAAGGATCTGTCCGCTGCCACGGCACGTCTTTCCACTTACGAACAAAAGGAGAAGGACGAGAGGACATCCCGCATCGAAACGCTGGTGGAAAACGCCATTGGCGAAGGCAAGATTGACCGTGAGGCAAAAGCGCAATGGGTGGAGATGGCGGAGGCCAACTTCGAGTTGGCGGAAAAAACACTGGCTTCCATCCCCGCGCGTGAGATCATCTCCAAAGAAATCGCCAATGACCCGGCCAACATCCAGGCCACGGCGGAGGCGACCAAGACGGCCGAGCAGATGATGGCCGAGAAGGTGGCCGAGGTAGTCGGTGCGGATTTTAAGTTCCGCAAACTCTGACAGGCAGACATCCGATCTTAATTGACATGCCGGAGGCCGCAGGGCCTCGCGCGGAAACACAAGTATCCGCCAGTCGGCCGAGTTTCACATTTCAACGGAAAAACTTAAAACGACAATGGCCGATACAGTAAATTTTCTTCAAAATGGATATAGCGGCGAGGTTCTTGAGGACCTGCTGACCTATACCGTGCAGGGTAATGATACGGTTCGTGAAGGACTGATCCATATCAAGACGGGCATCCAGCACCGTTATACACTCCCTGCCATCAAGCTGGGCAATATCATTCAGGACAATGTGCCGACCCCACAGCCCATTCACGGTTCCAAAGGGGATGACGGCTCGAACGAGTACCAGTTCACCGAACGGTATCTTGAGCCCTCCGATTTTATGGTTTACCTTGAATTCAATCCCAGGGACTATGAAAAGTACTGGCGTTTCGCACAACCGGAGGGCAGTCTTGTATTCCGGGAACTTGACCCGAAAATCCAAGCCACGATGCTTCGCTTGCTCATGGACAAAAAAAACGAATACATCGGTAATGCCATATGGACCTCCGCACGTGGCGGAGATACGGCAGCAAAAATTACCGCACCGGAAGGCTGTACGAAAATTGGTGCCAACAAGGAGAAGTTTTTTGACGGTGTTGTCAAACGCATCCTCGACAATGTAAGCTCTACGGACACGCAGGTAGTTGCCGGCGGACAGTGTATCGTTTCGGGAACGACCGAGTTGACGGACGGTGCGGCGGTGGAAGCGGCTCTTTATGCGATGTGGAAAAAATGTCCCAAACAAATCCGCAAGAAGACATCCTTGGCCTTTGTGGTAGGATGGGATGCTTGGGACGCGTATGACCAGTATATCTCGGACAAACAGGTCAAATACTCCGAAAATACCGAGGTCAACCGCTATCGCTTTAAAGGCAAGAGGATTATCCCGATCGTGGGAATTCCCGAACATACGATGGTGCTCGGCGAGTTTTCCACCGGGATGGACTCCAATCTTTGGATGGGGGTGGATTATGCCAACGATACGGATATTCTGAAAATTGACCGGTTGCAGGCCAACTCCGAACTGTTCTTTTTCCAGATGCGCATGAAAATGGACGTGAACATTGTCCGTCCCGCGGAGATCGTGGTGCATACCGCCTACAAAAAGAGCGAATAACACACCTTTCTTCATTTTTCAATATCCACCCGGGGAGCGGAGGTCAGAGCCCCGTTCCCCATTTTTATTCCACTGTTATGGCAAAAAAAATAAATACGGAGGAGGGACCTCAAAAAGAAGGCAACAAGGTTGCCGCACCGGAACTTCCGGCGGAAGCAATACCGGAAACGTCCGAGAAAATATCCGCTACGGTTGAAGACAAACGGCCCGTCCCGGCTGAGAATACAGGGAATACGGAGGACGAGGCGGCAGACCCGTATATACTGGCCCTTTTGGAAAAATTCCCTGCATATCCGTCCCTGTATATCGACAGGCATGGTGGAACCTACACTCCGGACACGGCGGCAACTGTCAGAGGCGGGGCTGTACTTTACAAAAACCCTTTTTATAACGAACTTAAAACAAAACCATAATGGCACTCGGCAATGTCTTTATCAAGGATGTGGACGGCAATATCCCTTACGAGACCGGTTCTTCCAACGAGAAGGTGACGGGATTATTGTTTGATATTTCCCTCCAACCCACACTCTTTACGGAAGGGTATGGCAAAACCAATGAAACGAAGCTTAACCCGGGAGATGTATGCTACATCACCTCATTCAAGTCCGCCGTTAAGGATTTCGGTATTGTTGAGCGTGTGGAGGCTACCGACGAGGAGGAGATGAACGTCAATTTTCTACATGGTATTCCTGCCTACCATATCCGTGAGTTTTTCCGGATGTCAGGCAATCTGAACGGTTCAGGAAAACTCTATGTGATGTTTGCTGACTGTTCTGCAAACTGGGACGCACTCGAAATCATGCAGCGTGCCGCCGGAGGCATGATCAACCAGATGGGAATTTGGACGGAACAACCGCTGTGGAAAGCGAACGGGACTTCCGGAGAGTACAATCTCAACCTGGTAAAGGGGCTTAATGATGTGGCTGTAGGGCTTGCCGGACAGAACCAGCCCCTGTCACTCATACTCTCCGCCAATCCATCCAATACAGGGGCGGACACGACTGAGGGACGTCAGATTGACTTGAATAGAATACCGTCATGTATCTGTGAATCAAGTCGTATCAGCTGTATATTCGGCCAGGCGCATCACGAAAAGATCTCCACGATGCAGATGCGCAACAAGAATCACACACCGGTAGGATTCTTGGGCGCGGTCATGGGTGCCATTGCCAAGGCGAACGTCCATGAATCCATAGCATGGGTCAAACAGTTCAACCTCTTCACGGATGATTTTCAGGAGATAGAGCTGGGGTTCGGTGATATCAGCCTTGACGAGGCGGAGGAACATTTTATCAGCCTGAACCGGTATGAGTCGTTGTCCCCGTCACTGCTTGACGAACTTGATGACAAGGGCTATATTTTCCCCATCAAGTACGCCGGCCGTGAGAACGGTATTTATATTTCAAAGGACCAGACCTGCTCAACGGGTGATTTCCGCACTATCGCAAGGAACCGTACTATCAACAAGAGCCGCCGAGCCGTGCGTGCCGCACTGTTGCCGTATGTGAATTCCCCGCTGATGGTCAATCCTTCAACCGGGTTCCTTGCCCCGTCGAAGATCACCGCATTCAAAACACTCATCGGGGATATATTGGCCAAGATGCAGGCGGCACAGGAAATTTCAGGATATGCTGTCACTATCGATCCGAACCAGAATGTACTGGTGGATGATACGCTCCGCATCTCCTATGTCCTTGTGCCTGTCGGGGTGGCTGTGGAGATTTATGTAGAGGAAGGACTTTCATTAACCGCAAACAAATCATAGAAAATGGCAATAATTAATAATGTGGCATATTCATGGTCTATGATAACCCTGTCATCGACCGCCCTGGGAATTGACGAGGGATCCACGACCCTTGAAGGTGTGTCCGCTATCAAATGGTCGAAAAAACGTAAGGTGGAAAGTAACTATGGCATGGGTGGAAAACCTGTCAGCCGCGGATTCGGAAACATTACCTATACGGCGAGTATCACAATGGACTATGCCACGCAACAATTGTTGCGTTCAGTCTATGGCTCGTTGCTCGAAATCGGTGAGTTCGACCTGATCATCAGCTTTGCCAACCCCATGGCCAGTGATGACTGGACGACCACAACGGTGACACTCAAAGGATGTATCTTTACGGAGGACTGTCTTGAGTCGCAGCAGGATGATACCAACATCACGCATGAGTTCGACTTGAATCCGTTTGATATCCAGATAGGTAACGGCGATACAATCTGACTTGTCATGAATGTGACCTTTGAAGGAAAATCTTCCACCGGAAAAAATGAATGGCTTACACCTCCTTGTTTGCTTGACAGGTTGGGAGAATTCGATTTGGACCCGTGTTCACCGGTAAACCGTCTATGGGATACGGCGAGGCATCACTACACCGTCGAGGATGACGGGTTACGGCAGCCATGGTTCGGACGGGTGTTTTGTAATCCTCCCTATGACACGCCACTGATTGTCCGCTTTATCCGTAAATGTGTGGAGCACCGGAATGCTATTGCGCTCACTTTTGCCCGCACGGACACCCGGCTGTTTCATGAACTGATATTCCCTTATGCGGACACAATACTTTTCATCAAGGGACGGCTCAGGTTCTATCATGTCACCAGAGAGCAGGGAGGCACTGCCGGGGCGCCATCCTGCCTGATCTCCTTCAACAAAGAAAATACTGCCGTTCTGGAAACCTGCGGTATCGAAGGAAAACTGGTATACCCCAGGCTTTTGTAACCGGTTACCGGTTCTCGACTCGGGCACCGATCTGTTTGTGGGAAGTATAATTCCGGCAAATAAATCGGTTGTATTTATGACAGGATTGTTCTTTTTAATATATACTGAAAGCTATGTCCCCCTCATTGCTAGAAATATATCTCATCTGGTTGCAAAAATATCGGGTATGGCCAATAACCTTGTTTATAGTATGGTAGAAATATCCACGAATCCAATATTCTATCGGTCTGTTTGCTATAAAATCACCTGACTGAATAGGCAATGCATAGGCTTCATTATCAGAGAGCCACTGCTAAATAAGCAGGTGACTCTTATTGCCTATAAAGATAAAGAATCTTCATTTATAGATTTTCAGAAGCACTGTTTTCTATCTGTATTGTATTTCTAATCTCAATATCATTATGGGCATAACCTCTGATTGCCAGCAAATTCTTACATTCATTATAGATAACCCCTCTTTTCTTAGGATCTTTTATAGTCACTATCAAAACAACCTTTTGCGATATGTCTATTCCGTCCAATTCTCTGGATACCTCAGCTGCTTGCCTATAAAGTCCTACAAGTTTCAGTGCCCACTTTTTCTCTTGTTGCAATATATTCCTCTTATTGGAAGGTGTCATGTCGCTCAATGACACATGATACTTCTTAATCGGTTGATACTTGTTTCCTTTCTCAATAAGAATCCTTTCATTAGCTTTTTCCGCCTTAAAGGCGGCTTTCTTATAATACAAGTCGTTCAATACATTGGCAGAATCCTTGGACATCCTCTCTTCATTCCTCATCATTGATGATTGTGAAAGATCTGCATGGTCAACTTCCGTAAACGTCTCTAAATAAACATCCACCTGACTTTGACAATATTCGCTTCCCTGACTTGCTATCAATACAGGATCAACAGCCAGTGTAACAGTAATATCCCCATAGTAGTATCCTTCATCGTCAACCATACTCTTCGGAAAAGGAAAGTCCAGCGACTGGACATCTATACCCTTATCCATTGTATGACAGAATATCATCGTGCTTTCGTCAGAATCGTTCAATAATATGTTGTCCAAGGTGGCAGGGAGACCAAAACCCATCTCGTATTTGAAATTGTCCGTTGATTTAGCTATATTTGAAGGATAAAAAGCATTATGTATTAAAATGGCACGAATCAGTAGCGGATTAAAAGGAACGCCTAACCGATATTGAATATTTGCAGCCAACGATGCGATCCGTGGTGTGGAAAAGCTGGTTCCACTACACATACAGAACTGCCTGCCATAAATAGAAAAAGCAGAAATGTGAGTATCCCAGTTTCCACCATAATGGACAAGATCAGGCTTGGTATGATTCTCCACCCCTGGACCAATACGAGAAAATGGGCTCCTGTCATTTTCCTCTGCGTCCCGTTCCGTCGTTTTTGCATGAGCTATCGAACCGACCACAAGGCTCATGACAGAATCCGCCCCTTTGTTCAGCCGGAATGATTGACTGGTATCGGCTGGATTGTCAATATTTCCAGCAGACTTGCATATCAATATATTGTATTGCTTTTGAAGGCTGTCCAGCGCTACAGCCAGATCAGAAAAACGATTGTCTTCTATCTGGGCATTTATTCCTTGTGACAAGTTCCATACTTTAACGTCAGAATGGCGTCCCACCGCTTGCTGTATGTTCATCACCAGTTCATTCTCATAAATCCGGGTCTGCCCATTGATGATACAGCTAAGTATCTTGCAAGGTCCGCATTGTGTCAAGTCTCTTTTTTCCAAGAAATCACCATAATTAATGATACTGGCTACAGCCGTACCATGCCTTTTATCTATTTCATCAGGTAGTAGATCAGCTACATTTTCTTCTTTCAACAGCCACGGACGCATATATTCTATGTCTGTTACACCGGAATCAAGCAAACCTACTATGGGATAATCCTGTCCATCCTGAGGGAGCATTATCTCTATTTCACTATCTTCCGGTTCCGGAGCCGCCTGAAATTCGATAGTCGGCATTTTTCTGACAGACAGCACGCCATCCATTCCAACAAGTTCACCGGCATTCTCCCTGGAGATATTTTTCAACTTGAATAACCGCAGTTCACTCGCATAGTTTAATTCTTCGACTTCGACATTATTCTTACTGCAGAAATTAAGCAATAACCTCTTGGAGCGTAGATTCATCTCCGAATTTAAATAATCGGCTAATTGAACTTTCAAGACTTCTGCAGATTCAATGGAAGTGTCGATTATAGGTACATATTTAGTGATGTTCGCAACAGCAGCCAATCCTTTTTGCAGATTCTTGCTGAGATTCTTGTTTTCCGGATTAAATTTCTCAGCAATCGCCTTTAAATCGGTTCTTGTATCTATTTTAACAAGCAGTTTACCAACGTCAGTCGTGCCCAAGACATTGCGCTTTTTGTTCACATCCACCATGGAATGTATGGCGAACCTATGCGATTTCGCTGTAGCTTCCTTGTTGATATCAACTATAGTCAGGATTGGCAAAGATGTTTCATCTCGTTTTTCAAAGACATGTTCCAATTCGGCTATGTGAGCATTGACCCTAAGAATATTGGCTCTTATATTTTCCTCGTTGACCCATTTAGGCAGCTTGGAGCCTCCGCCACCTTCCGTTAGGAACCGGTCTCGTTCCCCACGGAATTGTACTTGCTGAATAGGTAATGTTTTCGACATCTTCTTTATATTATTTTTTGTCCGACAATGCATTACGTACCTGACGTATGCTGATATTCAACATTTTTGAGATTGTATTCTGTGTAACCCCATAGGTATTAAGGTACACTATAAAATTATCCATAGGTTCATCTTTACCTCCAAATTCGTAAATAGATGCCAGAATCTGTTCATAGTTGATTTCCTTGCTGCCATCAATAATGCTCTTGACTTTCAATTTGGTTAAAATCGTACAAATGTCCGAAGGGGACAGATCGGCCATGAGTTCAGATATAATCTTCATTCGGTTTTCGTCTTCAAGAATCATGCTTTTGAAGCCCTTCAATGTATTTCTGACAATCTGTTTTCTACTGTCTTCATCAGGTAGGGCCACCTCAAGCCTTGTGTAGAAACGTCTCCATACGGCCTTGTCAAGTAGGTCTGGATGATTGGTGGCCGCTATCAACACAGTGGATGGTGACATTGAATCAATATTCTGAAGAAGACTGTTTATCACACGTTTAAGTTCTCCCAATTCATGATTGTCATCACGGGCTTTAGCCAAAGCGTCAAATTCATCAAGCAAAAGAATGCACGGCATACTGTTGACATAAGAGAATATCCTGCTTAAATTCTTCGCTGTACTGCCCAATAATGAAGACACAATGGCATCAAGACGGGCTACCACCAATGGGAGTCCTGTCTTCTCACTAACGTAATGGGCAATGGAAGTCTTTCCACATCCCGGTGCGCCATAAAGCAGCAATGATTTCCTGATATTCAAGCCCGCCAACTCCAATTCTGTATCATTCTTTATCAGTTTAATGAACTCCTCCACTTGCTTCTGTACCATATTTGATAATACGATATCAGTCCTGCTCGAGCTCTCCGGAACAATTTCCACTATTTGTAATTTACTGTCCATGTCCAGCGGAACCATGCGCATAGCGTCAGCTGTAGCAACATTCTTATGCGTGGACGATTCTATCTGTTCAACTATACACTTAGATAGCTGAACATCTCCGTCGGCTTTCAGCCTCTCAGCCAAACGTATTGCGTAATTGATGATTTTTCGTTTGTCATTCGCCAATCCGCCTTCAATGATTCTTAATATATCTGTTGACATCTTACTGCTTATCGTTTATTTCGATACAAATATAGTATGACTTTTTCTATTATTAGTGTAAAATCAAAGATTTAACCCATAATTAACACAAATCGTAATATATAAAACACAAATCGTAATAATAACCAGAATTATCGTAATATTTAAGTAAACTGCCATTACGGGTAATAACATAAAAGTACTCTCGAGTTGCTTCAATGATTGTTCTTCTGTGCCCCCCTCTAACTCCTGCCGACTTGAAAAAATCAGCATTAGGCAATTCCTCTTTGACAACCTCACAGAAATCGTCAACATCTTTTTTGAGAGTATCGGGCACCATATAAGTGCCTGTCGGGGCAAGCATTGCGACCGGTCTGAAGACATCTTTCCTATGTTTGGCAATATGCCTGCTGTCCACCTGTTATCCCTTGTTTTTCCGTCCGATCATTCCCGGAAAAGTCTTGTATTTCAGATAGATAATGGTTTCAATATTTGCATATGCACCCATATTCCTGTCTGCTGTGGGCAATTGTAATCATCATCATCCGTCAGAATGGAGGACAAGCTTGACAAGTCCGAGATTTCTGGAAAAAAGTTTCACCTGATATGGGAATTCCGAAGCAGCCAACTCCTTGAACCTGTAATGCTCACGCCGCTGTTTCCCTTCGTCCGTTCCTTTTCGATGGGGGGCGCCAAAAACGGCAGCACCCTGTGTATCGTTGATATATTGGCTATTGGCTTGTTTTATGTATATAATCATTTGATTTGCACATAACCATTCATGTTTGAAAATGTGCAAATGCAGTGATTATTTCTTGTTTTACAAATAAATATAACACATTATCTGTTTTTATTTTCTGGGGATCTGGTTCAAACGGACTCTTGACAGGACATGCAGTGTTACGATCAGCCGGTAGTTGCATCACAATATTATGGATAATAAAACCCTATGTTTGGTCCATACCGGATAAAATGTATGCCCATATAATCTTTTCACCGTTCTTTGCCCTACTCTTTTGATGAATCAAAACAATATTCGACATGGACGAAAAAATGCTTTCACTGGAACAGGAAACTAAAATCAAGGAAAAAGCTCTCAAATTGAAAGAAGAGAGGAAGCTCCGTAAAATTTATCCGATGGTGGTCTTCGGAGACACGACCAACGGCGAGAAAGAGACCTACGTAGTTTATATGTCCGAACCGAACTTTCCACAATTCAGCAAATTCATGGCCGCATCCAAAAAAGACGAGGTCATGGCGATGCGCACACTTGCCCGGGACTGTTTTGTGGATGGTGACAAGGAACTTGTGGATGACGAGTCACTTTTCCTTTTCGGACTTATGGGACAACTTTCCGAACTTATCACCACGCGGCAGAGTCTTCTGGTAAACTTATAGGCCGGTGGGTGGTGACGGACGATCAGCGTATCCGCCAGCGGACTGTCTATATCCGCCACTACTTCCCCGGCGTCAACCTTGACACGATCTCTGACGAGGAGTTCGCCATGTTCTCCGAAGAGGCGCTGTGGCTGCACGAGCAGATGCTTGCCAGCCGCATGCCGTTGCCGGTTTCCATGCCGGAGAGGATACCCTGAACGGCCGCTGTAGTCCTCCGGGGGTACGGCGGCTTCGTTTTACCCCCGCCCTTTCCGGTGACACTGCTCTTTTAATGCGACATTCCCTTCAATCATGGTTCAGGAACAAAACTATCAGGTCAATTATACCATCAACGTCGACGCCTCGCAAGGTACCAGACAGGTCATAGCCTTCGGTGAGGCTGTGGGCAAGCTGGTGCAGGCGAAAGCCTCGCTGTCCCCTGCGGTAAACAACATCAAGACAATGATGGACGAAGTTGACCGTGTCTTCCGTACCAAGAATGGGAAGAAGCGTAGTTTTGACTATCGGCTGACTATTGACACGAGGAGCAGTGAGGAGAAGCTGGAACGTGTCAAGAACCTGCTTACGGACATTGCGGCCCTTTCCAAAGGAATCAGCCTGACCATTAATGCGGGACAGGTACTCGGCAGCAAAAAAATCAAGACCGCCGCTAAAAATCTCTACGAGAAGAAAGCGGCGGAGATTCGCAAGGCCGAAATTGAGAAAAATGCGGCCTCTTCAGTAGGTACGATGGTCGATGCCCAGAAGCGCATAACCAAGGCCATCGGCAAAATCAATTCCGCCCTGGTTTCCGTGGAACGCGGCAGGGAGCTGCAAATCAGGACCGATACAGCGGAAAACCGGCTGCAACGTGTGCTTTCCCTGCTGGAACGTGTCAAGAGGGAATCCCGCCTGAGCCTGGGCATGCAGGGTGGAATGTCCGTGAGGAGCTTGTTCCCTTCCATTCCCGTGCCTTATGCCCCGGGAACATTCGTCATGCCGGAAAAGGAACAGAAGAAACTGATGGGGCGTCTTTATGTCCGGCAGCAGCTGCATCGCCAGAAACTTGCACATGCCGAGGAGGTTTTTGCTGCGGACCAGCGTCGCAAGACGGAATCGGCCCGGGCCGCCGCAGAGGAGAAACGGCGTGCCGACGAGGCCCGTATCAGGGAACGGGAACGTAAGGATGCCGCCCGCGAAGCGGAGAAGTTACGCCGGCAGACAGAACAGGCACGCCGGAAAGCCGAAACGGAACAGCGCAAGGCGGAGCAGGCGGCAAGAAAACAGGAACAGCGTAATGCGATACAGGCCGTACGGCTGATGCAGCGGGAACATACCGCTGCCGGGACACTTTACCGTAGCAAGCGACGTGCGGCCATCAACCGTATCCAATACTCGAAGGCACCCTCGCTGAGGAGTCTGCCTTTCGCTTCCATGCTGAACGCCTACATGGGCTACAGCCTGGTACGTTCGGAACTGTCTGACGCTGTCGAATATGCCAATATCATGAAGTCGGCCAGATCCATCCTGCGCGTGGCCGACATGGATCTGGGTTCTTTTGAGACCCGCTTCGATGACATGGCCCGCCATGTCCGCAAGATAGGAATCGATACGAAATATACTGCTGTGGAAATCGCCGGCGTCGTCAAGTTCCTTTCCATGGCCGGCATGGATATCGAGACAATCCACAAATCCATCCGGCCGGTCACGAACCTGGCGCTCATCGGGGACAATGACGTGTCCTATATTGCCGACCTGGCCACGAACATCATGGCCGGCTATGATATCCATAACGACAGTATGGATAGTGTGGCGGACATTATTGCGTCGACCATCTCCCGTTCGAATGTCAATATCGTCGAAATAGCGGAATCCTATAAAATGGCCGCCGGTTACCTGCGTATGGTCGGTGTGGAGTTCACGGAAGCCAGTGCCGCCATAGGTCTGCTGGGCAACATGGGGTTGAAAGGCACACTGGCGGGTACCTCGCTGCGGGCCATGTCCACCCGTTTTGCCAAGCCTACGAAAGAGGGGCAGGAGGTTTTGGACCGCCTGGGCGTCAAATTCACGGAAAAGCGGGACGTGGAGGGTGTGCGGGTGGAGAAGTTGCGCCCCATGGCGGACATCTTCGAGGAGCTGAACAGGAAAGGCGCCTCAATGGCGGACATACAGGCGATTTTTGGAAAAATCGGGGGGAATGCGGCTATGATGTTTGTCCGTAATTACGACCGGCTGCGTGCACTCAGTTCCCATAATAGAGGTTCCCAGGGAATATCGGCGGAACTGGCACTTGTAAAGCAGGGTACCACTAAGGGATTGTGGGCGCAGGTTACCTCCCGGATGAGCGAAGGGTTCATGCACGCATTCGAGGTGCTGGAACCCTCGGTACGTGCCGTTCTGCGTTCCTTTTTGGATAAATTCAAGACTCCGGAATTTACCCGCGGACTGGTTTCTGTCGGAAACGCCCTGTTGGACATCTTTGCCGTCATAGGTAATATCGGGGTCTGGGTGGCACGCAATTTCCATTGGATAGAACCGCTTGTTTTTACAGGAGCGGTGGCTGTCCGGCTGTTCAAGGTGGCCGGTGCCCTGACCAATATCGGTATCGCTATGGGCTTTATCGGCAAACAGTCAGCGGCGACGGCGGCCGTCGGCTCCGTACAGGGATTGTTGGATATGGGGAGTCCTAGCAAGATGTCTTTCGGACAAAAGAGGGCCATTGTCTCGGCCATGCAGTCCGCAGGCGTGGCAGGACGGGGAGCTATGACGCGTACCTTGATGTCCGGAGGCGGTGTTGTCGGAGCGAAAGGGGTATTGCAGTCGCTGTTCGCAACACAGGTGGCCACGGGTGGCAGCCTGACAGGCGCAGCCGCCTCTCTGAGTACCATGGGCACGGGGGCGGTGGCTGCCACGGCGGGAATCGCCGCATTGGCCGGTGCTCTGGGCTGGGTGGCATATAAAACCTGGAAGATAAAGGAGGCGAAGGATGCCGTACTGGAAGAAATCACCTCGAACCGCAAGTACCGCTATCCGTCCATAGAAGGCCTCCATTCCTCTTTGAGTAAGACCTACAATATGGCGCTCAAGACAAAACGTGCCGTGGACGAGGTTGTAGCGGGGAAGAGCATCGAAGAGGCTTCGGGACGTAAGATCGGTGCGTTCACATCCAACTGGTGGACGGGATTTCTGGGAGAGTTTGCCATTGCCTCCTCAGAAGGCATGGTGTCGCGCGAGCATATATACAATATGGACAAGGCACGTCAGGACGACATAAGGGAGGCGCTTGTGACCCTCGCCAAGCGGGACAGCCAGACACGCATTGACGCTGCCTACGCCGAATTCGGCAAGATGGGTACGGCACTGGACGTCGATGCCTTCCTTAAAACGGTACAGGAACGTTTCGGCCAGCAGGACAAGGATCTGGACAAGTCACTATGGAACGTAAGGGACGGTAAAATCGTCTATGTGGATGATATTGGTGACAAGCCGGAAGCGGTGGCCGCCCGGACATACGATTACGCCCGGTACATGAACACGCAGACCGTACCGGAGATTATACGGGCCGCAACAGCCTACCGTAACGCCATCTCGAGCGCCGCAGACGCGCAGGAGTTTATGCGTAAGGGCGGTTTCGATTTTAACAGGCTCAGGAGCTGGGGGTTCGAACAGGATGAGAAAGGCCGGTGGAAACAGCGGACATTGGGGCAGGATGCCACGGACGAGCAGCGTATAGACAATATTGCCAACCGTAAACTGGCGCACAATGTCCTTGTCAAATTCTTTTCATCACTCCGGCAAACGTTTGGCGGGTCAGCGGAGGCGGCCGAGAATATCCTTCGTGCAGCAGGATTTACACCCGGACAGTACAGCAACGAACCGGACTCCAACGATACCCGTCCGTTCGACACGAATCCGATCACCAATTCACACCTGGATGATGGAGGTGCCGGCGGAAACTACTCGGGCACGGGCAAACTGTCATCCGCAGCCCCCAAACAAGTTATCGTAAATATCGACAGCCTGCTGAGTGTAAGGACTATCGACCTGATGAAATCAAAGGAGGGACAGACGGAGGAGATACAGAACCTGAAGGAACAACTGGCACAGGCGCTTATTGATGTTGTCCACGACTTTGACGCATCATGGAACGCATAAAAAAACTATAAAAAATGGGAAGACTGATACAAATTGCATCCTCGACCTTGTTAAGCGGGGGGATACTTGGAAACGGTTCGATTGGCAGCTATATCAGCAACTCAGCCCGTCTTGCCATGGGCATGGGGCTGGCCGAGTTGCAGGACGGGCAGGTGCATTATTTCTCCAAACATCATGACCTGCTCAAACGGGCAGCGGTACAAATAACCTCACAAACGGCCTACGGATTGTTGCGTTCATATCCCAGATACCTTAAATATTGGGAACAGCAGGTACGGGATAAATACCTTCAGACACAATCACAATCCAGCCTGGCCAACAAGACCGGACAATACTACCGTCTTATCAGCGAGCAGCAGGCCGTGGCACAGAAGAAAAGCCATACCGATTCCATTGTCGGACGGACGGTAGCGGATTTCCTGGAACTCTCCATATCCCAAGAGGGCAAATATTACGACAACAGTGAGTGCAAGGTGCTGCCCAACAGCCAATACGGCCTGGTTACATTCGTGGACCTGGGACCACAGATACAAGTCGGCAGCCGGAACAATATCCTGTTGACACAAGTGCAGGGGCGTGATTATACCCGTAAGGAATATATATCCGGCGGTGACCTTGAGATCACCATCAACGGTAAAATCACATCCAAATATCCGGATGTGTATCCGGAAGCGGAAGTTTCCAGATTTATTAAACTGGTACAATACAAGGGGGTTGTCGATTGTGACAATACGGTATTGCGCCAGTTCAATATCTCACAGCTGATTATACAGGGGTATACGCTTCACCCGACGGACTGTAGGAACGTGCAGCCATATTCACTCAATTGTGTCGCCGTTGAGCCGTCCGAAGCGGTGGAGCTCAAACTGGCCGGGCAGGAAAAGGCCGATACGGCTATCAGGCACACGAACAAATGGATCAAATATGTCAAATTCGGTACGGAGATCATCGATCCCGTCTCATTGCTTAAACTGACACGCCTATGGGTGTAGCCGCAATGGATGTTCTCTGCTGTCGTATTACCATTGGAGATGCCGATCCGTCCAATCCGATGAAGATTCGAAGCGGAGTAGAGATAACGGAGGTTCATACGCTTGAGATTAACGAGAGCTACAAGAAGCTGATCGGGACGGCCAAAGTCACGTTCCCGAAAGGTACCGTATGCCGTTCGACGATTATCGGCAATATGACACTGGAAGGGAAAGACGTGTCCCGGATAACGACAGAGGTCATGCAGGATGGTGTGATTATTGAAAAGCGCAGCACACAACGCCTGGTTGATGAGACAACTTTTAAAGTAGGGCAACGCATCAATATCAAGCTGGGGTATAACGGTGTATTGAAAAATATGTTTGACGGTTACATTACCGGCTACAACTCGGACAGTACATTGGAAATACAATGTGAGAATATGGCCTACAAACTTAAATTGAAACAGGCGCCCCATTTCGAAACTCCGGCAAAAGGGACAACCGTGAATGATGTGCTGGATGGGAAATACAATATCTTGAAAGATACCGGTTTCAAGATACATTCCGATACAAAACGATTTGATATCCATATCGGCAAGATCAAGGTGACGGATAACTTTACGGTAGCGGACATTCTTTCCGAATGGTCGAAATATAAGATTTATTGTTTTTTGAAATACGACGCTGAGGACGAAGGCGTCATGCCTTCCATTGCTGTCGGACGTCCTTATTCGTCCAGCAAGGCGCAGCCGGTATTTCCGGAAGACGGCCCGGCCGGGCCGTTCAAGATATATTTTAACGAACATGTGGCGCAGAGCAACCTGAAAGTGGTCAAGACCGACCCGAAGTTTCTGGCGGTGACGGGCAAGGCGCTTGGAACGGACGAGAAGTTCTTTGAGGTGACGGTACGCATGAATCCGGAATATGATCCGGCAGTACCGGGCAGCAAGGAGTTCCAAACGGTAAATGCCACCCAAATTTCAAAAAAGACACATAAGGTGACTGGAAACACGACGGCTTCGGGGGCAAAGACCAAAACAAAGGTGGATTTGTCCACCTATACCATCGTACCGTATATGTCACCGCACGTAGGCATCAATTCAGACCGGCTTGTGGAAGAGACAACTGAATACTTCCGGAATTACAACCTGAATGGAATCACCGGCAATGTGACCATATTCGGGGATTTCGGGCTGTCTCCTGCCGTACAGGTGGAACTGATCGATTTCCGTAACCCGTCCAAGAACGGCGTGTATCTCGTGGAGGAGGTCACGACTACGTTCGGGATTGGAGGGTACAGGCAGCAATTGAGTATTCCGTACAGGATTTATCAGAAGCCCTAATTTGTGGTAAGTAAATAATGAAAACCTGTTTCAGATATTATTCAAATCTGTGCACCTGGTATAATAAGTTTGCATAAATTATTTATATTATGAATGGTAATAGTACTCTGGTATAATGGATATATTTATGGATAGCTTGTCTTATAGTTTTAAAGGTCTTGCCAAGAAGGCTGCCATACGCTCCCGTGCTTGGAGTGATTCCGAAAAAAGGGTTTCTATTGGCTTTTTATCTGCAAGATATTACATATATAAAATTAAAAAGGATAAATATGGACACAAAGATTCAGGGTAG